AGCTGTGGAGGATCACTCCAGGGGTCCACCGAAGAGACCGCGTTCGATAAACGCTACAGCTTGATCATCAACTGTGTTGTCTGTTTGTTCAGCAAGTTTGGTCAAGAGATCAACGATAAGACGCTTAACCTTGTCAGAGTTGATAAATGAAAAAAGGATTGGACGGATAAGGGTGATCATAATCATTCAGTAGGAAGTACAGCATTACCAGCGGTAATAGCAGCATTAAAAGGTTCAAGATCTTCTGTAGTCCAGAAGTCTCTTGTAAGCATGATTTCAAGGTGCCTTACATTGCGACGAACATCGTCAATTTGCTGTTCATCACGCTCGTCCAAAGCGACAAGTTCGTTAATAAGTGCAACACTATGACCAGCGGCTGTGTAGTGTTGAGCGATTTGTTCAGAAGTAGGTGTAGAATTAGAGGACATTTTGTTTAAGAGTTTCGATTTCAGATTTAAGATCTTTAATAGCCTGTACAAGGATAGGAATTAATTTTCCGTATGATGCTTCGAGACGATCAGGATTGTCATCTAACACCAAACCAAGGTAATCAGCGTTGACGTCTGATTGTGCTGACTGCAAATCTTGTGCAATAAAACCAGCATCATAAGTTCCATCCTTGCAGTTGCCATCACGAGTGTCCCATTTAAATTTAACGGGACGAAGGGTATCAATAAATTCAAGACCGAGAGACAGGTCTTCTACTTCAGTCTTGTCACGACCATCAGACAGGCTGCTGATTGTTTGTTGATTACAACGCAAAGAACTTACAAAGACGTTGCCAAGGGTTACTTGGTTAGAAGAAGTTGCAGAACTTGGTTTTGCGTCGTATCCAAGGCTTGTGTTATTTGAACCAGTGGTAAGGTTTTCTGCAGCTTGGTGTCCAAGTGATGTATTGGTACTACCTGTTGTAGCTAATTTTGCTGCATTCGCGCCAATAGCAACGTTGTAATAACCACTTGTTACAGCACTATTCGAGTTGTATCCTACGGATACGTTTTGATACCCAGTAGTGTTGGAATCCATCGCTTGGGATCCGACTGAAGTGTTGTAAGTTCCAGTCGTTGTGCTTTCACCAGCCCAAGCACCAATGCCAACATTGCCGGTTGCAGTGGTATTTTCTTCACCAGCGTACAGTCCAATGAAGACATTTTTATCTCCAGTAGAAGTATTTTTTCCAGCGTGATAACCAACAGCTACGTTATTACCGCCAGTGGTGGAATACAACGCTTCATCACCAACAGCGACATTCCCGCTTTGATATTGATTGGTATGTAGTGCTTGATTGCCAATAGCAACATTTGAACCACCGGTAGCAATGTTATACCCGGCTTGACGACCAAGCGCAACATTATCGCTTCCAGTGCAATCCATCAAGGCGCCAGAACCTACGGCAGTGTTATACAAGCCGCTTGCGTTTGTATACAACGCATAAGAACCAATTGCAGTGTTTTCATGTGCGCCAACAATGTTTGCCCCAGCGTTCTTACCAACTGCGGTTAAAGCAGTTCCAGTTGTGCAGTCTTCACCTGCGCTATCACCAACAAAAGTGTTGTTATGACCTGTGGTATTTGAGTAACCTGCTTTATAACCAATTGCAGTAGTGTGATCCTCTTCGTTGTACCTTAAGGCATAAGCACCGATTGCTGTGCAGTAGCCGTCATTGCTGCCGTTTGAGTTTTCACGCAACGCCTCGTAGCCAACAGAAGTGTTGCTGTAGCCACCATTGTTTCTGAATTGACTTTCATAACCAATAGCTATATTACTATTACCTGTTTGATGTGTTTGCATGGCCGACTGTCCAATTGCGACATTTCTATCAGAAGTAGTGTTGTCGTTAAGGGCCTGACTACCAATCGCAATGTTGTAGTCTCCAGTCGTGTTGGATCTTAATGCATTTTGACCAACCCCAACATTTCTTTGGCCGGAAGTGGTATAATATAGTGCATCATAACCAACAGCAACGTTGTAACTACCGTTGGTACTTGTGAACATGGCAGCATTACCCAAAGCAGTGTTAAAACTACCACTGCTGGTAATGTTATTAAGAGCCTGAGAGCCTACACCGATGTTTCCAGATCCAGTGGTCGTATGCGGTGGACCGCCAGACGCAGTGGCAAGTGTGATGTTGCCATTAGATGAGTTATAGGTAAGGACTTGTCCGTTAGACGCACCAGACTGCAATCCAGGAATACGCAGTGAAGTAACACTAGAGTTACCTAAGGTAATTTCGTTAGAAACAGTTGCTGAAGATGCGTATGCACCGTTGCCTAAACAGGTATTATTACTACCAGTTGTAATGTTGTAGCCAGAAGTTCTGCCGATAGCAGTGTTGTTTGAACCAGATGTTTGTTGATACAAAGACAGGTTTCCAACTGCAGCATTTTCAGTTCCCGTTGTATTTAAACCTAATGCAGATTGACCACAAGCGGTGTTGTTATTTGCTGTACTGGTAAGTAGAGCATGATGACCCACTGCAGTGTTGGAAGCGCCAGTTGTTAAAGCACCTAGAGTTCCCTTACCAACACCAACGTTGTAGTCTCCAGTTGTATTTACATCGCCAGATTCGTGACCAACAAAAACGTTGTAATCACCGTGTGTGTTGCTTTCACCCGCCGACGTTCCAACAAAAACGTTTTGTTGGCCTGAGTTATTCGCGCGACCTGCTTTATAACCAATAGCGGTGTTATCACTAGTTGTGCTACTTGTATAAAGTGCTTGATAGCCAAGTGCTGTGTTGTTACTACCAGTAGTCAAGAACGCGTTGGCTTCATGACCTAGACTAACGTTGTAATTACCAGTTGTTACCCTGTCCATACAAGCAGAACCAACGGCTGTGTTAGATGCGCCGGTGGTGTTTGCACGGCCTGATTGAAAACCGATAAAACAATTATTTGCACCTGTAGTGTTGTTATAACCAGCCTCATGACCTATAGCTGTAAGGTTGGTTGCGCTAGTTGCTGTCTTACCGGCTTGATATCCAACGCAAACTACAGGAGTAGTAGCATTGAGAGCAGCCTCATAGCCAACGGCAGTGACGTAATTACTAGCTGCAAATCTTCCTGCTCGGTATCCGATTGCAGTTGAACCATTGTGAGTTGTATTACCATTTCCTAAGGCATTAGTACCTACCGCTACGTTTTGATCGCCTGTAGTGTTGTTGCTAAGAGAAGAACCACCAACGGCAACGTTGTTAAAACCAGTGGTGTTGCTATTTAGGGCGTTTCTACCGAAGGCTTCGTTTCCAGGACCAGTGGTGTTGCTTTGCAGAGCACCCGTGCCAACAGCGGTGTTTTCGTTATCAGAGCTGTCGTCACTATTTAGTGCGTTTTCTCCAATACCAATACTTGCAGACGTAGATGTATTCGTATATTTAACGACAGCATCCGATAAACCATTAAGGCTAGATGCACCACCACTTGCTGCAGTAACCCAGTCATAATCAGAACCATTCCAGCTAAGGACTTCACCGCTAGCTGCAGTAGACTGATTCAGATGAGCATCTACATCGCTATTGGCATAGGCTGTTGCTCCAGCTGCAATGCCGTTCAGTTTGGTGTGGTCAGCATCAGTAAAGACATTAGAGTCAGTAGCAGATTCGACAAGCGTACGGATCTCTGCTGCAGTTTGATCAGCAGTTGCACCTGCTTCAATACCATCTAGCTTTGTACCGTCAGTTGCTACATTACGACCATCAACAGTACCAGTAACGGTAATGTTACCGTTGACAGCATTAGTACCAGTTACAGTGATGTTGCCATTAACGGCAAGGGTTTCAGCAATCTGATCAACTGTCAGAACATTACCAGCCTTGAACTTACCAATGTGGTCAGTGCTAGATTGCCAGACCTTACCACCACTTAGTTCTTTGACTTGGTTGGCTTCAACCGCAACACCACCGTTATCAGGGTGATCACTATAGTCAGTACCAACGCCGACATATTCAAAGGTATGTCCACCAGTGCTGATGTAAGAGCGCAGAGCAAAGCTGACAGAAGTATTACTGATGTTGGAAGTAAGAGCTGGTGTAATCGTTACATCCCAGCCAGAGCCATTAGCAGTACTACTTACAACACCATAATCAGTACCATCAATGGTCATCATCATGTGATCCAACGGACGGGATACCGTTCCGTGGAAGCCACTAGCACTGCTAATAGCACCAATGGTGACAGTAGTAGCGCCAGAGTTAGCTGCACTTGCCGTAGCAGTAGCGATAGCTGAAGGACTCTTACCTTCTGCAATCAGACCATACCGACCAAAGTCAGTGACGCAGTTGCTCAGGTTAATTTGACCACCGTTCTTAGCCTTTGCGTGGTAATGACAGAAGGTGCCAAAGAACGA